GGACAACAAAGACTGTAACCATTCAACAAGAATATGCTTTGCTTTTCTTCTTATAGGTTTCATTTTTTTACTGTTCATTTTCTATTTTTATTAGTTGTTTATATATTGTAGTTGTTAATCCAGGAGGAGCAGGTTCAAAATCAGATTCACTCTTTACACATCCTGTTATTAAAATAATTATAATTAAATATTTCATTCTTTTTTTCCATGACATACTTCATATGAAGCATTACAATCTCTACAACTATAATTACTTACAAATAAATAGTCATCAGTATCATACACATCTTCAGCATCAAAGTCATTACCCCAAAGTACATCACCATTGCAAATAAAACATTTCATTATTTAACTTCTATAAAATTTGTTTCTCTATCAAAGTATTTATACTCAACAGTTACAGGTTTAAATTCATCTAAGCAATCTATAACATCAGATTTTTTAAATTCTTTACATGAGTAAACATCTAACTGAATTAATGCAGGTTGTTTTTCATCCCATGTATGAATACTAATATGAGAAGTATCTATAATAGCAACACCACTTAATCCTTTGTTTCCTTTTTTAGAAACCTTAGATGAATAAGGACCTGCAAGTATATTCATATTTATTTTATCAATTAATTTTTTCATCCAATTAATTGTTTGTTCTTCATCTGTTGGAGGATTTTGTACCTCTGCTTTAATTAACAGATGTTTGTGTACTAGTTCTTTTTCCATAGTTTTTTAATTGTTCCTTGTATTGATTTGTAATTTCATCTACATTAGGTTGCTTAACAACTTCAGCTAACATAACATTCTTATTAGAATATTTAAATACTCTTAAACCTTTACCACTATTAGCATCAGAATGACACTCCCATTTGTGAGGACAAAACATACAACCAGTAGCTAAAGTTTTATTACCATTCTTCTCAGTCTTAAACTCATAACATTTTTCTGGAGGAGTATCTTGTTTTAAAGCAGTATTTAAATTTTTAATTAAAGATTTAACATTAGGTTTAGCCATATCATCTGGTTTGTAAAAACAAATATCACCACTTGATTTATCAACAACAAGAAAACCACCTTCTTTTGTATCGCATCCTTCTTCATATCCTGCTAATTGTGCATGATAACCAAATGGGTCATCACCTACTATCTCACCTGATTGAAACTTTTTAAAACTAAAAGGTGATGCTGATTTAACATCACATACTTCTCCATCAATGATACTATCTATGTGTCCTGATACTCCTGACACTTCAACTTTTCTTTGTTGGTCTTTGATTGTATGTCCTGCTAACTCTGCTAAATATAAAACTAAATGTTCAATGATATGACCATATAAAAATTTTAAATTTAATCCTGTATCTTCATCTTTCCTATCTTTAGGACTATGTTTATCATACCATAGTTGTCTTGCAGGTTTACCAATAGAAGACATTCTAAGTTTACCTTCAGACTTTTCTGCTTTTACTTGAGAAGTATTCCAAGATAGAATAGCTTCTTTAATATTATTAAGAAAAACATTTAAGTTTTCCTCTGTCATGTTGGCAGGTTTACCAGTAGATATATCAGAAATCAATTGCTTGATGTCTGTTGCTATAGTACTAATGTGTTTCTGACCAGTTGTTTCCGATTTTATATTCACCATTTAGTGGACACCTTACATTTAATTGTTTACCTGCATCTATAATTGATTGTACTGCTAACCTTCCAAACTCTTCGGCTCTACTTTCTTCAACCTCGTATTGGAATTCATCATGTACATTTACAACTGGAAATGCTTTGATTTGTTTTCTTATAACATATTCTTCTAGCAATGTCAACGCATACTTCATAACAATAGCACCTGCTCCTTGTAATAAAGTATTCAATGCTGCATGAGGATATCTTATTATTATTTTTCTTTGGTCAAGTCCTCTGACCCATCTTCGTTGAGCCACTCGTTCCACTTTTTCTCGTAAGCTTCTAAGACTTGGTGTTGCTCTAAGAAATTTTTCTTTAGCTCTTTCGCCATCTCTTTCCGAACCTCCAATGATACTTCCGATTTTTTTTGAACCTGCTCCATAGATAAATGCGTAGATAAAAGTCTTCGCCTTATCTCTTGATTCCAGACCAGCAGCAGTTTGATTTGCTGTGTGTATATCTCCATTAACGACTTCATGTGTGTACCTTTCATCATTCATATAGTGTGCTAACATTCTTAACTCAAGTCCAGAAGCATCAACACCTACGAGTTTATAACCTTTGTTTACTGTCCATAATGCCCTACATTCTTTACCATAAGGAGAGTACACAGCAGGAATTTGAGCCATGTTGGGCGACTGATGGCTCATTCTTCCAGTTATTGTACCATTGGTAATAACTTTGCCATGTACTCTACCATCTTCCTTAATGCCTTCAATCCAAGAATTAACTTGAGCAATTCTTTTCTGTAGCATTAAGAATCTATTTATTAATTTAGCTTCAGGTATATTATGTATTTGAGATAATACTTTCTCATCAACAATCACATGACCTTTATCTGTCTTCTTCTTAGGCTTCCACCCAAGTAACATTAATCGTTCAGCAATCTGTTGCCTTGAACCTAAATTAAATTCTTTGTATTTAACTTTAGTAAAGGGAACACCCTTCACATAACCTCTTGCTTTGTTATTAGACTTAGGTATAAACTCTTCTTCTACTTTCATTGGAGGAAAAGTTTGTCTTACCTTAGTAGTTAAGTCATTCATATCTTCTTGAAACTTAGATTGTAATTCATATGCTTCAACAACATTAATTTTAAATCCTCTTTCATGTTGTTTCTGAATTATTTGTGCAACTCTATGTTCAAGTTCAATTGATTGACCAAAGTTTGTTGTCTTCTTCATTAAAAATTTATAAAGTCTTTCAGTTAGTTCAACATCATTTCTACAATAGGTTAACATATCTTCAGAGAAATAATCAAACTGTTCAAAGTGTATTTTGTTTTGACCTAACTTAGTACCCCAATTTTTTAATGAGTGTCCACCATCTATCATAGGATTTAATAATCTAGATAAAACTAAAGTATCAGTTACTTTACAATTTTCAAATACATCATATCCAAAAATTTTATTAACTACTGGTATATCAAATCCAATTATATTATGACCTATAACTTCATCAGTTTGTTTTATTAGTTCAGCAAATCTATGTAATCTATCTTCTTTAAACTGATAATAAGTATCGCCATGTTTACAAACAATACACCATATCTTATCAGCAGTCATGGTTGTTTCTATATCAAATACAACTTTATTAAAAGTCATCAGATTTTACCTCAGTTAATCTTCCAGTATCTATATCATATTTTAAATCACAACAAGGACCAGTAATACCAGAGAATCTATTCTTTAATACTCTTATCCTAGTGGTGTTCCGAACATCAGGGTCATCGTTCTGTGCGTCTCTCTCAAGCCCAATAACCATGTCACTTAGCTGACCTATACTAGCCGAACCTCTTAATTGTGATAGTGAAGTTGATGCTCCCTCTTCATGACCTTTACCTTCAGGTCTTCTAAGGTGTGATACTACTATCATAGATACTCCTGTTTCTTGAACAAGTGTTCTAAGTCTAGTCATAATCTCATCTAATGCTCTTCTCTCATCACCATGTTGTTGGTCGGATACAATAATACTTATATGGTCAATGACTATATACTTACAATCTAAACCTTTAGCTAAGAACCTAACTCTTGAAACAATATTATCAATAGAGTTAGAACCAAAATGGTCAAACATAAATACTCTACCAGTACCTACTGTTGCATCAAAGTAAGTTTTCATTTCTTCTTTACTAACATGAACATCTGGCAAGTGTAATCTTTGATTAGCTTCAACACTCATNAAACCTTTTGAAGTTATAACTGGTGTCTCCTCTAACATTAACAAACCAATTTTATCTTCAGTTGATTTTATAATATGATGTACTACCTCTCTCATTACTTGAGTCTTACCTAGTCCAGACCCTGCTGTAAAGGTAACTAACTCTGAAGGTCTTAGTCCATAAGTAATTTTATTTAAACCTTCAAATGGATACTGAACAAATGATTTACTAATTGGTTTTAGTACAGCATCTAATAATGTATTAGCATTTATAATTCCATCTGGTGCAAATACTTTAGCATCCCAAAATGTTTTATTATATATTTGTATTTTATTTTTTGTTAAACAATCTGAAGCATCTTTAAATCCTTCAGGTAAATGCATGACCTTACATTTTCCTGGTGAAAATAACTCTGCAACTTTCATTGCACCTACTCTACCTTGTTCATCATTATCAAAATTTATAATGACATTATCAAAATTATTTTCTAACCATTCTAAACTTGTCTTAATATCTTTTACTGCTGAAGAGATACCATTCTTAATACTNACTACTGGTGTGTGGTAGTTTCCTTTTAACATCATCTGATAAGCTGATAAACAATCTAACTCACCTTCAGTTATTATACAGTATTTATTTTTAGAAAAAAGATGTTCACCAAACAGCCCAGAGTTTTTTGTATTACCTTGTATACTAAACTCTTTTAGCTTTGTGTATCTAGTCTTAGTCGCAATCTTTGCACCTTGCGTATCATGGTATGGATAGTAATGGTTTGTTATAGTACCCATGTTATCCATCTTAACTGTCACTCCAAACTTCTTACAAGTTTGTTCTGAAATATTTCTATCTATAATTTCTGCATAGTTAGATTCTTTCATATAGTCTTTTACTTCATACTCATTATTACTATTCGTTGTTGGTTGTAATTCCATATCGTATTCCCTTATGTATTCTTGACAGGAAAAACAATAAGCAGAGTTGTCTGCATTCACAGATACTGCATCACTACTTGAACATAGTGGACAGGGTAAGTGAAACTTTACAAATCCATTTTTATTTATTTCTTCCATAGTCGCCCTTATGATTAATTAATTCAAAAAAAAAGAAGCCGACTCTACTACAAGCCGACTTCTTTCAGGAGTAAAAAATGATGACACACTATATGTCCTTCACTTCATAGATGTTATACTAAAAATCTTCCTTGATGTCAACACCTGCACCATTAGAAGTTTCAATATCAAAATCTTCTTTAGGTGTATACTCGATTAAGTCCATGACTTGTACAGCTTGTAAGTCCAAGCCCTTTCCCTTCTTACCTTTGAAGTTCCAGTCATAAGGTCTGTACATTACTTTAACCTTACTACCATTACCAACTATTTTATCGAGTGGTTGTTTAGCACCATCAACTAATGTTGGTTGTGTATTCTTATCACCATTAGCTTTAGATACTTTTCTTTTAAATCTAACTATGTTAGATATTGTTTGCTCATCAATTACAGTTTCCCCAACAGAGATTCCTTGACTCTTAAAGTCTTCGGCTGTTGCGTCATCAACTGCTAAATCAATTCTCCACATAGGTTCAAACTTTTCGTTTGGTCGTGTCAGAGAAGCCCAGTAAGCTGTGCCTTCAATTATTGCCATATGTATTTCCTTTATTGTTATTGTTAATTATTATTGTATNACTATCATACTTCATCATCGGTGTCAACACTTGGTTCAACTTTATTTTCAAGCATCTCTTCTATTTTCTTATCGATGTTTAGTTTAATAGTTTGTTTCTTGTTCAGCTTTTCCTGAAGTTCACCTATCTTAGAACCCATAGATTGAATATCATTATTAGCCTGTTCTAATTGTATTAGAATTTGTTTAATCTTACTATCTTTTTGATTGATAGTTTCATTTAGTTCTTGTTTCTCTTTTGTTAAATCAGAGATTGTAGATTTATATTCTTTTAATAAAGATTTGTCTGTCATTTTATATTGCTATACATTCCTCAGTAAATAATAATTTCAAAGGTAACACTACACACTTGGATGCTCTGTAGTCTCCAATACTTTTAGTGTGCGTCTTCTTATATTTCTTTACTATTTTTTTTAATCTTGATACTCTAAAGACTAACATACAATGTTCTTTACCATCAAGTTCTAATATATGAAACCACCATTTAGATTCTGTCTTGTCTATTCCAGATGGCTTGTCTCTAAACTCATACTCAATAGCAATGTTGCCTGTCTTTCTCCACCATGCTCTCTCAGTTTTTATTTCTACTTTACTTCCTTTAAGTAAATCAGCTACTCGTTTCTCTCTTATCTGTCCATACTCTAAGTCTAAATCAAACTTAGTATTTTTTCCTGTTGCCATTAGTATTGTACCTCTTGATGAAAGCTACAAATATAATGAGTCAAAAACTTATTAAGATTTTTATTCTTAAATAGTTTTTTAGCATTAGCTTTATCTAACTGTTGAAACTTCCTAATTATAAATGTTGGTTCTAAGTTTGCGTAATCGCATATCTCACAGAAGTGTGAGTCTGTTTTTGAAAACCAAGCCCTTGCGTCTTGGATTATATTTTCTCTAGCATTACCCCATGCATGAATATCTACATCCAATGCATCCATAATTGCTCTAACTATAACACTACGATACAATAAAATATCTGGTGTTATTGCTCTGCCTTCACCTTGTCCTGAAGTTATACTACTGTTCAATATCATATTTCATTTTATCAAACACCTTGTTTAATAAAGACTTTTTATTCTGCTTTATAATCTTCGAATGAAACTGTTTTGTTT